GTGCCAGCCGTTGCGGACGCTGTAAAACTAAAACTTTTCAGCCTGTATCGCCCAAGAACCGCAAAACCGGTGCTATTAAGGTGCGCTGATAGTACGTCTGTTTGCATAGTTAATCTCCTTGTAAGTCAAACAAGGGGCCGAAGCCCCCAGAAGATTCGCTGAATGGCGTAGCAGCAGTACCGGAACCAATCAAAGTGCCGTTGACAGACCAGAGGTTAGCAGCCAGCGGAACCAAGCTAATGAAGCTACCCCGTGCTGCGCCGCCCGTAGTCGTGGCATTAAGAGTGATGATTGTCCCAGTAACTGAAGCAAAGGAGTTAGAGACGGTAGACACAACACCTAAACTACCAACGTATTTGTCTGAACCACCGCAAGTTACGGTCTGAGCCGTAGCACCAGCCGAAATTACATTGAAGAACAACCTAAATTCAACGCCAAGGTTGTTAAGAGTGTTGGGGTCATTACCGGGGCCAGTACCATTCGCATTTGCCGTAGCAACAATGGTCGGCAGTGTAATAGCGCAAGTCGCAGGAACCAACAGGGTGAGGCCACCGTGCGTTGCAACAGAAAGCGTTACAGTAGCGCCAAGAGTAACTACGTTACTCGGGCCTTGATTGTACATACCTGCAAGTGAACGGACTGGGCCGTCGAAAGTCGAAATCGCCATGATGAATCCTTTGTGTTGTAGCACATTCCCGTACCGTCTCTACAAAGTCTGCTGGGGCAGTCTGTACGGGTGAAAATTCCCAGATAAGTAAAGCAGGTGGACGCTTTAAGCCGTCTTTTAATGGCTAGTTCTTCATTCTGCCATCCACCCTTGAATCATACTACATTACGAACCGGCTGAACCAAAGATGCCTAGCGGGTCAGAAACACCGAACGAATACCGTTCGCGGCTCTTGTAACGCACGTTACCGGTGTCAAAGTCTCCATCCATACCCGTAGCAAGCGGGGTGCGGACAAAGTGCTTCAGGCCATTCGGCACATCCGTGGTCAAGAACCAACCATTGGTGTCGGTCAGGAAGTGATTGACGCAATACCCACCCGGAATCGAACCATTGCTCTTGAGTGCATTGATGTCGTTGTTATTCGTGCTAACACGCAGTTCCGTTTCCAGAAGACGCGTAGCAACAAACATCAACGCCGGTGGGATTACCAGCTTGACCGGTTTCGCAGCAATAAGCAGACCGCGCTCATCCGTCCAACCAGCAATCTGAATGACAGCCGCCTCAAGCGAGGTTTCATTCAAGTCAGCAGAAGCAAGGATGTTGCTGTTCGTGCCGCCAGAAACCAGCGGATGCGAAGCCGAACACAGAACCACACCGTCACCGTAAGTCGGGCCACCAGCAAAAGCGTTGTTAAGGATTGCAGCAGCCTTAACTTGCTTGGTGTAAGCCATAGCACGAGCCAGACCCTTGGTATAACGAGCCGAAAGGCTGTCATACAGGTTATCTTCAATCGCTTCTTCAGTGATTGAGAAACCCAGAGCAATGGTTTCGTGTTGGTAACGAGCCGTCCAAGCTTCCTGTGCATTGTCGTAGGAAATCGCGCTGCCTTCGTTTTTCACCGGAGCAGCCGAAAAGCCCGACAGTTTCGTTTCTTCTTCAAAAGAACGCTCAGAGGTTTCTGTTTCAAAAATCTCTTTGTGTTCTTCGCCATACTTCTTGTACTCAAGACCAAACAGGGCATTCAGCCCCGGAAGGAGTTCTTTAAGTAGCTGTGCGCGTGAAATAGCCATGATTTATCCCTTTACGCTAACGCAGTTGTGTTGCGATACAGATGGGCGAATTGGTTCCAAGAAACCAAAACTTCCACGAACGAACCAGTAGCTGGCGCGGTATCGGGAACAACGTCGATGATTTTTACAGGAAGCGTAGCGGAGGCCACACCAGCATTTTTAACGCCTTGCGTACCATCGCCAGTAGTCGTGCTGCCTGTGACTGTTTGGTAGACGATATCGACGTTCCCACCCACTAGGGCAGCACGGTTCGCCTGACTAGCAGACGGAGCGGCATCAGCGGCGGATTGAATTGCCACTTTCATCACCAGATCAGGATCGTCAGCAATGTAGGCAATAGTGCCGTTTGCGCTATCAACAGTTTGGGTAATCGTAGCCGGATAGTATTGCCCGTATACGCGCTGCCCAGACGAATTGATGTAGCTGCAACCCATGAAAATACCAACAATTGCCGTTCCAGTATTGGTAACGGTGTTGTTGTTAATGCAGCCATTGGTGGACATGATCACGCAATCTCCAAAGAAAATATTGGTAGCGTGACCAGACGCAATAGCCATCTGCCGCGTGGAGCCAGCGTAAACTTGCCCCCCTAGCAGATTTACGGGACGAAACCCGTAAGCGGCTGAAACAGTAGGATAAGCCATGTAAAACTCCTAAAAGTTGTTTAAATGTTACGTTATTTTTTGCCGCTGCCAAACGTCACCGATGTCCGACTTTCTTTAAAAAGCGGCATACGAGGATCGTTCTGCTTCATTAAGTGACTATCCACAGCAAGCATCTGTTCTGCGGATTTATTCGCGTAGTGTGCAGCACGTTGGATGGACACTTCTTCTGGTCTCTTGCACAGGAGCAGCCCACCAATCTCGATATTCCCCGTAAATTCGGAATTACGATCTGAACGGACATGAAGTTCTGGGTAGTCTTCTACTTTGACAGGCTCCCAACCTTCCCTAAAGGCGCTAGAGACGTTTACATTATCGACCTTACCTATAAAGCTGGTACGAATCCACCGATGTGCCCAGCCCTTACGTTCCGCCACTTCTGGCAAGACCGAAGAAGGTTGCCATGATTTGCTCCGGGAAGCTTGTTCCCTAGTATCTAAGTCCCTCTGCATACGATTTTCAGCCATTTTTGTTCTCCAATTTCATCATTTCACGAGCGTAAGCCTCGGGGGAAACACCCATGCGTTTCGCAATTGCCAACGCGGATGCCGTCAACCTTATCCGTTTAGGTGCGGTAGTCCGTGTTACAGGCGCTACGACAGTGGCTGGTTTTGCGCGTACAGCGGGTTTTTCTGATTCTGCGGTTTCCTCAACACCATCGAACTGTTCAGGGAACCGTTTTTTCATAGTGGCGTCTACTTTTTCGTAGTAGTCGTCGCTACGCGGGTCGATACCCGAGCGAACCAGTTTTTCATGTAGACCCAATGCGAGGCTGGTCATTTCCTCGTCAACTCCAAACCACGTATTCC